TGCTGAAATGTACGCGGCAAAGATGGGCTGCGACGTTCGGCGAATGGCATCGAAGGATGTGGCACTCGTTGCAATGGGGCATCCCGGAGCGATGAATCGTTTTCGTATTCAACGCGATGTGTCTCACACGACAGGGTCGTTTTCTAATCTGCTTTTGGACGCGGCAAACAAGACGCTTCTGGCAGGGTACGAGGAAGCCCCGTTTACTTGGTCAACGTGGGCACGCGACGCCGGCACGACTTCCGACTTCAAGAATCTGAATCGAATTCGGTTCAGTGAAATGGGCACGCCGGAAATGGTGCCTGAAGGCAAAGAGTACAAGTCAGCTATGATGTCGGACGCAAAAGAAGTGTATGCTGTGAATAAGTACGGCAGCATCTTTAGCATCAGTTGGGAGACCGTCGTCAATGACGATCTCGATGCGATCAGCCGCATTCCAGCGATGCAGGGTGCGGCATGTCGCCGATTGCAGAATCAAGCAATCTACGGCGTGCTGACAGCTAACGCAGCGATGGCTGACACTGGTGCGTTGTTTAACGCGACAGCACAGACGACTGCCGGTGGTCATGCGAATCTGGCAACAGGCGCGGCAGCCCCAACGGTCGCAACTCTCAACGCAGCCTTCTTAAGCATGATGACTAAGAAGGGACTAAACTCGTCAGTGATCCTGAACATTCAGCCGTCGTTTTTGATTGTGCCTGCGGCTTTGGCAGCGACGGCATTGCAGCTTGTTGGATCACTGGCAGATCCTGCTGCCGGTGGATCGAACGCTGGCAACAGCAATACGAAAAACATCTACGGGCCGAATGCTGATCGCCCGTTGAAAGTTATCGTTGAGCCAGTGTTGGATGCGAATAGTGCAACCGCGTTTTACTTCGCGGCGAGCAACACTCAGGTCGATACGGTCGAAATCACATTCCTTGAAGGTGAGCAATCGCCAGTGTTGGAAAGTGAATGGGACTTCGACAGCGACGTTTACAAAAACAAAGTACGGCAGACATTTGGCGTGGCTGCAATCGACTTCCGTGGATTGTACAAACACGCAGGCGTCTGATCAGTTGAATGATACCTGACGGGCCGTGTGGCTCGTCAGGTTTTTGTGAGCATCCCCAACGGTAGCGGAATGCGAAGACCCGTTTCGAAAGGTAATTGCAATGGCAGGTATTCAGGATTTTCAAGAGTACGTTGACGACTTTTTTGGCACGTCAGCAACATTTCCGGTGTCGGCAGATCCAGCGACACCGTGGCTTGCTGTAGACACTTCATCGGCTGGCACGCCGACGTATGTACGCAACGCTAGTAATGCGGTGCTGACTTTGGCGGCGACGAGCGAAGTTGAAAATGTTTGTTTGGCACACGGTGACGCGCTCAGTTTTGACATCGATGATATTCAGCGAATCGAGTTTCGCGCGAAAGTTAGTGGATGCACGACAGGCACGACAATTAGCTTTGGTTTGGCATCTGCCCGCAACGATGACACGGCGGCGATGACTGCCTTGGCATTGTTCAAAATGACCGGAGCAACAAGCACAACCGACGTGACTGTCGAGACTGACGACAACGTCACTGACACGGCTCCAGTTTCAAGTGGTGTCACACTCGCGACAGTGTTCAAGCGGTTCGTGATTGACTTCACGGGCGGCAAGAGCAACGTTAAGTTTTATATCGACGGCGTTCGTGTTGCAGCGTCTACCACTTTCACGATGGCTGGCTACACGGTAGGACTTCAGCCGTTTATTCAGATCCAGAAAGCGGCTAACACGAACGTTGACGCAATCACTGTGGACTATGTCAAGATTGTGGCCAAACGAGCATGACACTTGCGGCCAGAATAGTAACCGATTCAACGGCGGTATTCCTTCAATCGGGACACTTCGCGGAGTCGGTTATTTATTATCCGCACAGGTTTGGAACGGCTGCGACACCACGGACAATCAGTGCCGTGGTGACTCGCAACCAAGTGGCAACATTCAATCCAGACGAGCAGATCGTGCCAGAGTTCGAGGTGCGTGTCGCGAACAATTCCACGACAGGAATCAGCAGCGAAGAAATCAACACGGGTGGCGACATGATCAAGCTGGCCGTGCGGATCGGTGAGACACCAACGAAGCGGTCGGTTCAATTGCTTGTGGAACACGATGACGGAATGCTGGTGCTGACATGCCGGTGATGAGCACAACTCTGAAGCCAGTGATATCACTGATTTCGGATGAGATATTCGCAAGACTTCAGGCATTAGTGTCTGGAAGTGTTGGGGCGTATGCGTTCACAAAAGTCGTCAGGCCAACAAAGGTGGCAACTTACACGCCACAAAACGGATTGATTGTGTTGACACGCGGCGAGATCGTGCGAGTGACTGATTTAGATTGCGTGGGTAATCCTCCTGCAATCGCGTACATGCAGACGTTTCTGATTCGGGTGCATATCGCACCAAGCGAAAAGGACACGACGCCATTAGAGTTATTCGAGGACGTTGCCGAAGCGGAGATTCACAGGGCGATCAGGACGAGTGACACATGGTATCAATTCAATGACGCCGCTATCAATGCGGACTTCGGGCCACAACAGACAGCTACGTCTGATGGCGGCTATGACGGGATTGCAATTCCATTGATGGTGACGTATCGCGTAACCGAAGGTGATCCATACACGGTGCGGGCATGAAGCATGATCAATCTCGAAATCAAAGAGCGGCAGTTAAAGGAACTGCGGAAGGCTTGCGGACTGGCAAAGAAAACCTTCGGGAAGGAACTCGCGGCTGCGATCAACGATACAGCGAAGAATCACAGGCTTCGTCAAGGCCGGAACATTAGAGGCGTGGTGAACCTGAAGAAAAAAGAAGTCGAGTCAAAGATTACGATCCGAAAGGCCACGGTCGTTACGCCACAAGCCAGGGTGTTCCTTCTGGAGACTGCACGCGAAGGATTGCAGCATTTCGGGGCGAGACAAACAAAGTCGGGAGTCGGTTACAAGATCAGTAAGAAACGAGGACGCGGAACAGTTCTGGGAGCATTCATGGGGCCATCGCCTGGAACATTCGCCCCGAAACTTTACGGCGGTGTTTTCAGGCGTGTCGGAAAAAAACGGCTTCCGATTATGAAGCTATACGGCGTTTCGCCTTATGGGGCGTATGCGAAGAATGATTTTGAAACAACCGACGTTGCGTACAGTGGCGACTATCTTCAGCAACAAATGGATAGACGAATAAACCTGAATGTTCTGCGGGCCAATGGCCTGATTCCAAAATAGAAAGCAATCACAATGCCATTACTTCGACGCGCTTCCGTATTTGCCGCCAAAGTCGAAACGACACCGGGCACAGCGGAAACAATCACATCAGCCGAAGGTGCCTACAACGCCAGAGACGTGATGATTCAGCCGTCAATTGCAGTTACTCGTCGCGAGGGGCAAGGCGGGTTTAATTACTTGGCAGGCATTCCTGAAGGCATGATGGGCACTTGCACCATTGTGCATGATCTGAGTTATGACGGCACAACAATTCCAACATGGGCCAGCGTGTTGCTTCCGGCGTGCGGCTGGGTTGATACTTCGGGCACGTTTTCTCCAGTGTCTTCCGGGCCGGGATCAGGCGGCGTGAAGACAATTACCTTGGCACACTACAAAGACGGCAAGCGGTCGATGCTGTCGGGGGCAATGGGCACTTTCAAGATCAGTTGCCCGACTGGAAAAACTGCGTTCATTACCTTCACCTTCACTGGCAAGTATTCGACCAACGAAACAGACACAGCGATCGTTGCCCCGACATACCCGACGACACTACCGCTGCGGTTTTCGCCCGGTGTGCTGACTTGGAACTCTGTCGATCTATGTACTTCCAGCGTCGAAGTAGATGCGGGCAACAGCGTCATCATGCGTGAGTGTGTGGACGTGGCTGATCGCACGGGATTTAAGTCGGCAATCGTCACGAATCGCGCTCCAGTCATTACAGCAGATCCAGAATCGGAGTTAGTGGCGACACAGAATCGAGAATCGTTGTGGCTGACACCAACGCCGCATGCGTTTTCTATGCGTGTGGGTGTTGCACTTGCTTCGATTGTGATTGCTGCACCGAAGGCACAATTGGAAAACAAACAGCAGGGCAATCGTAACGATATGATGACCGATGATCTGACGTGGCTGGCGACTGCCGGAAGTGCTGTGGACACCGAACTTACTATTGCTTTTGATTGAAAGAAGTTATGCCCCGTTCTCTTGATCCGTCTTCACGTCTCACAATGGTTCTCGCTTGCGATGTTGACAAGCCGCGCGAAACACAACCGCGTATCTTTGCACGAACGTTGACGCTCAATCAGCAGAGAAAACTGATGGCGGCAATGGCTCGAATGCAGACAGCGTCAGCAGACGAAAAGATTGACGCGGCACTGGACGCGGCTGAGATTTGCTTGACTGGCTGGGAGAACATGACAAGCCAGAACGGCGAGGCTATCAAGTTCAGCCGTGAAGCAATCGGTGACGTGTTGAGCATGGAAGAACTGGCGGAAGTGTTCTCGGCAGTCTCAGGGGCTGGTAAAGCGTCGGCAAGTGAAAAAAAAGAATCAGAGTAGCCGCCCTCGTAAGGTGCGGTGAGTTGTGCAAATCATGCGTTGGAAAGTGTCGGGAAATAATCACGGCAGAACAGGTAGCGGAAATTGAATGCCCGGCGTGTGACGGTGACGGGTGCGAGGAATGCAATCAGGGATTTTTTCCGTTGACGGAATGCCCGTCAAAGTTCATCGGGCCGGAATTGATAGCAGACATTCAGGTTGTTTCAGCGTGTGAGCATCATCTGCCGGTGGCCGGTGGATTGCTTGACCAGTCAGCGTGGTGGTTTGAGTTGCGGAGCGTTCTGAAGTCAGAAGAAAATCGAATCCAAGACGAGCAGTCAAAGAGGCGTAACTAATGAGCAACGGCATTGATTTTGTAATCGGCGGAAAGGACAACGCGAAGCCTGCGATGTCTTCCGTTGAGCAATCTTTGCAGCGATTAGAAAAGAAAACAGATTCACTAGGAAAATCAACGAAGCTACTTACGGCGATCACGGGCGGCCTTGCAGCGGCATATGCTTCCGTTAAGTCTGCGATGGCATTGCTTGCAGGTCTCGACAAAATCAACGCAGCGTATGACGAATCTGCCGGAGCTGTCAAAGGGCTTGAGACGGCACTGAGGCTTAACGGCGCATCTGTTGAGGTTGAGTCGGAACGTCTTCAAAAGTTCGCTTCGTCAATGCAATCGATGATCGGTGCAGAAGATGACGCGACACTCGCGATGATGAAGCAAGCTCAGATGATGGGCGTGGCAACTGAAGACCTGGACGACATGGCGAAAGCGGCCATCGGTCTCGGGGAAGCAATGGGCACGTCGGCAGAGTCTGGCATGGAGATGATGCGAAAGGCACAGGAAGGCAATTTCATCGGACTCCAGAAAGCGTTGCCACAACTTAGAGACATGGCGACGAATGAAGAGAAACTTGCGGCGGTCACAGCGTTGGCGGCTAAAGGACTCGAAGCAAAAGCCGACGCCTCGCATCGCGTGGCAGGCATGGGCGAACGTGCCAACAACGCACTCGGCGATTTGATGGAATCCGTTGGCGCGTTGCTGGCTCCAGTGAGGCTGTTGATTTCGGCGGGGCTCACAAAACTGTATGAATCACTTTCGACATTGCTGATTCCGGCGGTCGAGTACGCTGAAGAAGTGCTGGAGAACATCGGGCCGATCATGGATTATGTAAAAGCGAAAGTCATCGACGGCGTTAATGCGATTGTCGGGGCGTTTACATTCTTCGAAGTCATCCTGACAAACCTGGACAGCGTATGGGAAATCGTCGTTGCTCAATCAGAGTTATGGATGCTTCAACTCGTCGGAGTCATCGAGCACGCATTGACAGTGGCTATCCCAGCCTATGCTGCATGGTTCGGCGAGAACTTCGTGAACCTGATTCGCGACGGTTTGATGCTGGCGTTTACGGTCGTCACGAATCACGTTCAAAAAATCATTGATGCGTTCAAAGCTCTGTGGGATTTCATCGCGTCTGGTGGAACAACAGATGTACTCGGACAACTCGGAGAGATATCAGGCCGGTCATGGCTGGAAGGATTTGAATCATCGCTGACAGATCTGCCTTCCATCATGGGCCGCACGATATCAGATCGCGAGAAAGAACTTGGCGAAACAATTGGCAGAGTCGGCGGCGAACTTGGCGGCGAGTTTAGCCGTAAGTTTGCGGAGCGAATGATTAAGGCAGGCGACGGAATCACCGAAGGTCTCGACACTGACATCAACCTAAAAATAAACCAGGAAAACAAGGCGAAACGAAATGACGGAACATTCGGGGCGTCGATCAACGCAACTGAATCACGGCTGCTGACTCGCGGGCCAGCAAGCACTGTGGCCGACGTAATGCAGCAGATTTTGCACGAAGTAAAAAAGTTAGTTCAGAAGCCAGTTATGGACGGGGACGCAAAGGCAAATATCGACGCAATAAAGAAAGCGGCACAGGACGCAGCAAAAAACAAAATCATAGCGGTGGCGATCCCATGACAGTGCAAAACGTCACAAGAATGTGGAGCAAAACAGGCGGCTCGCTGTCGTCAGCAAAACTGTCGGCAATCGATCAGGTTTGGAGCAACACGGAAGGCTATCAGGTGTTGTGCCAGATCGGCGACGAAGAAGATTTGATTGTGGCGGCAAGTGGGATTCCACGAATCGGAGATCAGCACGCGACAGGCATCAATTCCTATTGCGAAAAAGTCGATCCGCAAAGAGTTAGCCCAATTTTCTGGGTCGTCACAGTTTCTTATCGTGGCTTGGTCAACGAAGCTGCTGTTGAAGTCGAGTGGACAGATTCGCAGACGACAGAACCGATTGACCGAGACATTAACGGGCGGGCAATTATGACCGTCAATCTCGAACCTGTTGACGGGCTGTCGATGGACGTGGCCGATCAAGTAGTTGTGATAACGCGGAAGTTTTTGTCAATCAATACGGCAGGGATTGCGGCATATCGGCGTGCAACGAATTCCGACACGTTTCTTGGATGGCCGCCGGGGACTGCACGACTGATTGGATTCTCAGCAAAAAACAGATTTGTTTACAACGGGTTGCAAGAGGAATGGAACGTCACGGCACGAATCCAATTTCGTGAGCCATTTGCGAACACGACAAACGCTCAGGCGTGGTATAAGCGATGGCGGCATGAAGGGCTTTACATTTCATCTGGCGGCATCGTTCGGCGTGCGACGGACGCACAAGGGCAGGAAATGACAAAGCCTGTCCTGCTAAAAGTTGATGGCACGCAAGAAACGAATCCCGACAACGCATACTTTTTCCATACACAGGTTTACGGTTCGCTGCCGTATTCAGCACTCGGATTGATTTAACTAAGGGCATCAGCAATGGCATCACAATTCGACGACATCCGTGTGAGCGGATCAATCACGGTCAAAGAAACCGGCATATCGACACAGACACGGGCAACGATTCTCAAGCAAGAAGCACTTGCAATCTTCCCGGTCAACTTTATGGACTTGCGGGTGTGGGATGCGATTCAAACAAACTTGCCAGGTACGCCAGCAACTGATGACCTCGGGCTGATCGGCACGACATTCGGATCGACTGCCCCGCGAGTCACAGCAGGCGATTGCAAGGCGTTGGGAGCGACGACGCGATACGCTCGATTCATGGTGCAATTGCCGGAGTGTTACGACGTTGGCGAGACGGTCACGATTTCACTCTCTGCTGGTATGGTGACAACGGTGGCCAGCGTCTCATGTACGGT